CTCATCACCTCGGAATCGTGGGAGTCGCGGGATGGCGAGCCGGACCTGGTAACGATTCGTGATGTGGACCTGTTTGACGTGGGTCCGGTCACGTTTCCGGCGTATGAAAGTTCGACAACGGGTTTGCGCGGCGGGTCGTGTGACGACATTGCCGAGCGCAAGCGGGCATTTGAAGAGCGGTTAGCGGCGCGGAAGAAGCGTCTCGAACAGCTCAAGGGCTAATAACTATCTGAAAGGGGTAGGTATGAACGTAAAGGCTCTATTGGAGCGCAAGGGAGAATTGGCGAAGAAGATTCGCGAATTCTCGGACGCGGCCGAAGGTCGCGATTTTACCGCTGAAGAGCGGCAGAACTGGGACCAACTGAACGACGACTTCGATGGAATCGAGGCGGCGATCAAGCGGGAACAGGAAGTCGAAGACAAGCTGCAACGCGCAGAAGAAGAGGCGGAGCAGCGTAACCGCGAACTCCGCGATTCGATTGGCGGCAATCGTGGCGGGCGAGACACCCGCGACGAGGAAGCAGAGACGCTAGAAGAGCGGCGTGAGCGGGTAACTCGCGATGGGTTCTCCGTCTTCTGCCGATCGGGAATGGCGGCGATGAACGCCGAACAGCTTCGGCATATGCAGGAGCGAGCGATTCAAGCGGACGTCGACGTGAGCGGTGGCTACCTGTTGCCTCCCGGCGATTGGGTGGCTCAACTCATCAAGGCCAAGGACAATCTCACGTTCGTTCGGCAGTACGCGACGGTTATGCCGGTGACGAGTGGCGATTCCCTCGGGGCGCCGTCGCTCGATACGGACGTCGAAGACGGGACTTGGACGGGTGAAATCACGTCGGCAGACGAGGATACCGCGTTAGCCTTCGGCAAGCGAGAATTGCACCCACACCCGCTGGCGAAGCTCGTCAAGGTCTCGCGAAAGCTGATGCGGACATCGTCGATTCCGCCGGAACAGTTGATTCGAGATCGGCTGGCCTACAAGTTCAGTGTCACCGAGGAAAACAAGTTCCTCAACGGCACCGGCGCCGGGCAGCCTCTCGGTATTTTCACCGCGAGCGACAACGGGATCTCGACAGACCGGGATGTTGACGACGACAACAATGAAACGTCGATCACTGCCGACGGACTAATCAACGCGGCCTTCAAGCTGAAGTCGCAGTACTGGACCACGGCACGGTGGATATTCCATCGCGACGCCCTCAAGCAAATCCGGAAGCTGAAGGACGGCAATAGCCAGTACCTCTGGCAGCCGGGCTTGACGGGCGGACTGGCCGGCACGATTCTCGATATGCCGTATGACATGTCCGAGTACGCTCCGAACACGTTCACTACTGGGCAATACGTCGGCGCGTTGTGTGATTGGTCTCACTACTGGGTTGCTGACTCGCTGGCAATGCAGGTACAACGGCTTGACGAGTTGTACGCGGTAACCAATCAAGTAGGATTCATCGGCCGCGCCGAAACGGACGGAATGCCTGTCCTCGAAGAGGCGTTCGTCCGAGTCACGTTGGCCTAAGGCTGGAAAGGAAGACACATTATGGACCTGTTAAAAAACGCGAAGTTTTCGCGACTAGAATGCTCAAACGCGGATGGCGACACTACCATCGATACGATGGCCGTGGACATGGCTGGATTCGATTCAGTGATGTTCGTTGTGCTGCTCGGATCGACGGTCGACGAGGGCGTTGTGTTGACGCTGTTGGCCGATGACAGTTCGGACAACAGCGATTTTACGGAGACGGAAGCGACCGTCTCCGCGACGGGCGCAGCGGCGGCGGCGGACATCGAAAAGTTGATGATCTTGAACATCAACAAGCCGCTCAATCGGTACGTGCGGGCAAGCCTGGAGTTTACCACGCAGACCGCGGAAGTGGACGGCATTATGGCCATCCAGTACAACGCGAACGACGGACCGATCACGCAACCGACCGCTACGTACTCCGACGGCACGACCGCCGCCGGAGTGATTGGGTCGGCAACATTCGCGTCTCCCGGCGCGGCATCCAGTTAACGGAGGTGATCCATGAGAGTAAAGATGCTAACGCGTCTCTGCGGACCTCGGTATAACGCCGAGCCCGGGCAGACGCTCAATGTGGACGACGCGACGGCACGCGACCTGATTGAGGGTCGCTATGCCTTGGCGGTCGATTCTCCGCGTCCGGCGACAAAGCCGGAACCGGAACCGGTCGAGACCACTCCTGAGGCGACCTCCGAGCCGGAGCCTGAACCGGAATCGAAATCGCAGTTCGTAACCGATCTTGCGCTCGACGAGGATGTGATCGACATGCTCGTCGACGCGGGGATCGAGACGGCCGACGATATTCGTGGCTTCGGCGACTTGACGAAGATCCAGGGGATCGGCAAGGTTACGGCGAAGAAGATCCTCGAAGTGGTCGGAAAGGAAGGTGACGCATGAGGCGTAAGCAAGGCGGAACCGACACGGACATCGAAAGCGGTGACACGCTGACAATCAAGTCTGGCGGAACATTGGATAGCGAAAGCGGTGCTTCTGTCTCACTTGCGTCGGCAACGCTTGCCGCGCTGACTTACGCAACGTCGTCCGTCACTGCGACCGACGACGGCACCGGAACGGGCACGATTTCTGATTCCGGTATGATCCAATTCGTAACCCCTGACTGGGATTCGGATGCAGATCACATTGTGGTTCTGCCGACGCCCACGCCGGGTACGATTGTAATCATCGCCGGGGCCGGAACCGGAGGCGAACTGCGATCCAGCGCACCAGCGACCGTCGCGATTAACGGCGGAACTGGCGCAACTGCGGAGTCTGCCATCGGGGCTAACACGCTCGTCGTGGCGATTTGCGAGAGCGCAACTAGCTGGAAAGCGTTCCAGATTGGATCGGACGGCACACTCGCGCAAGTCGCGGCAGCCGGTTAAAGGAGTTGACCAATGAGTGCATCTGTTTCCATCGTGACCCCTGCCGCTTCGCATCCGCTGTTGCTGGATGACGTCAAGCTGTTTTTGAGAATTGACGCCAGTGACGAAGACAGCTTACTTTCAATGCTGCTTTCCGCGGCGACGGAGTACGTGGAGGGGCACGTGGGGCAGGCGCTCATTACACAGACGCGCAAGCTGACGCTCGATAAATTCCCGGCGGATTGGACGGACTGGATTCGTCTACCGTATCCGCCATTATCGAGCGTCAGTAGCGTGAAATACTACTACGACGAAACACTCACGATTTGGGACTCCGCAAACTACGAGGTAGACACCGACGACACACCTGGCCGGATTCGCCCGTCATGCGGCAATACCTGGCCGTCGACGGATGACAGGCTTGGCGCTGTTGAAATCACGTATGTCTGCGGCTACGGCGCGAGCTATACGAGCGTTCCGAACACGCTCCGCGTGGCGCTGATGCAACTGGTGCATGACTGGTACACCGACCGCACCGCGGAAGGAAAATCGACAACAGGATACGAGAGACTGATTACGGCTGCGTCGCATGGAGGTTACTTGCTGTGATCGAAAATGCGGGTCTACTAAATAAGCGAATTAAGTTGCAGCGGCCTGTGTCATCAACGTCCGCCTATGGCGAGTCAGAGACGACGTGGGTTGACGTGCGATACTGCTGGGCAGAGATTATACCGCAATCTGGAGATGAGTTTGAGGAGCAAAAACGAGTCAATACATCGATCACTCATAGCGTTCGGATTCGATATTCCGCCGACGTCGATCCGACCTGGAGGATACTGTTTGGCTCGCGAGTGCTCCAGATTGTTGATGTAATCAATACGGCCGAATCCAATGAGGAGCTGGTACTCGGCTGCGAGGAGCATACATGAGTGAACCGTTTGTGAGGATGCGAACAGCGTTACTCGCTGACGCGATGCTAACCGACACATATGAGGTTGCGTACGTCACGCCACTACTGGCGAACGATGGCACAGACCCGCCGTATATCGTGTTTTCGGTGGCTGATGCTGACCAGCTACATTACTCCGGCGGCGCAGCAGCGGACGTGACGCAATCCATCGATCTGGCGGTACTGGCGACATCATACGAAACAGCCTGGAAGATTGCGCGGCGATGTCAATCGCTCCTGTCCGGCTGGACTGACGATGAGGGTGGAGCTTGGACGCTAGAGTCCGGGCCGGCTGATGGCGTGGTCTGGGCAAAAGAAGGATCTGATCGGGATCGGCTCTATGAGGTCGATTTAAGTTTTAAGATTGAGACTGTAATTTAATTTTAGGAAGGGGCAAAAATGGCATACGCCTTTAATGGGACGACACAAAACGCTGCTGCTGGCGCGAAAATGCAGGACGCGAGCTTCACGAGTTCTGCGGAGGAGATTGACATTTCCGGGTCTGGCGACCCGGAAAAAACCTACGAAACAGGCCTCGTAGATTACGAGGCATCAATCACTATTATCGGGTCAACTACGGTTGCTGTTGGCGACACTGTCGCGTTGTCGATCGATTGGAACGACGAGACTGCTGACGGTACTATGACGAACGCAATCGTAACTAGCGTCGAAACGTCGGGCTCTCTCGGGTCGCCGATCACATCGAAGCTGACGCTCAAGCCGACACCGGCGGCTTGATAACACAGGAGGAAACATGACACCGAAGCAACTCAAAGAAGCATTGGCGGACTTGAAACTCAAACGCAAGCCGGTTGACGTTCCCGGTATTGACGGGCTATTCGTTGCGGAGATTTCCGCAGAGGATCTCGACGAATACAACACGCTGCTTGCGACCGCAACCGATGCGGAAGGCAAACTCGTCAAGCCGATGCCGCATCTTCGCTCCGCACTAGTGTGCAAATCACTGGTCGACGAAGACGGCAAGCGGCTTTACACCGATCAAGAGCTAGACCAGGTTGGGCGACTACCGTCCGCTGTGCTGGAGACGCTATACCAGGCTGCGAGGCGCATTAACGGTGTTGACGAATCGGCCGAGGAAGCGGCAAAAAACTAGGGTCGCAGCCGGAACGGCTTGAGCTGTTCCGGCTGTGCTTGGCACTCGGCATTCCACACCCGGATTTATTGCTACGGCAATTGACGGCGCGACAGCTCGGTGAGTGGCGAGCGTTTTTGGCTCTGGAACCTGTCGGTGAGATGCGTCAAGACCTGCGGATCGCGAGTCTGATATCTGCCGTTGCTGCGATTGCTGGCACAAACGTATCACCGGATGCGTGTTGTTTTTGGCACGGGTGCCGTGACGCATCAGAGCGCACGCCAGATGAGCTTGAAAATATCACGCGGAACATTGTAGATGTATTCGGCGGTGGCGAAAACGTGAAGCCACTGCCTGGAGCGCAAGTACTACGGGTCAGGTTGTAACATGACGACACGCGTTACCGTAACAGGCGACCGAGAGATCATCGCCAACCTAAAGAAGACCGAAAAGGTCATCTGGAAGGCTCTCGGCAAGTCCGTGAAGCAGCGGACGAAAGGTATGCTATCCGCGGCAAAAGCGAGGGCGCCGACGCGAACCGGGTTGCTTCGGAGATCACTTGGGATTAAGCCGTGGAGGAAGCGGCGGAGCCGGGTACTGGGCGTTGTGATTGGTGCGCGGTCGGGCTATAAGCGAGCGATCACGAAAACGCGACGTGGAAACTTTCGCGCAGCGTCCAAAAAGGCATCGGTTGCGGCGGGAGCGGATGCGACGTATGCCGATCCAGTAAAGTACCTACACCTCGTAGAGCGTGGCACGCGGCACGCGCCGGCACGGCGATTCCTAGAGCCGGCGTTTGTAGGCCGGGCAGATTACACCGCGAGTCAGGTACTATCTGACGCATGGGCAGCAGTGGAGATGATGTAGATGGCATCAAGAAAAGTCGGCAATCTGTTCATCGGCGTTAGCGCAGGGACAGGCAATATTCACCGAGTATTCAACCGCGCCTCCTCGTCAGTCTCTGGTTTGACTGGACGACTCGGACGCCTCGGCTCACAGGTTGCACCGGGAGCGACACGTGCGATTTCGTCGATTGCCGGCGCCGCCGGACCGGCAAGCGTGGCATTGATTGGTGTTGGTGCGGCCATTGCTGGCGTGACGGCCGCAGCAGCGGCATTAGCGGCTGCGCTCAAAAAAGCATTCGCACAGTTCGCCGGCATTGATGCTCTGGCGAAAAAAGCAGACATGCTCGGCATGACGACCGAGGCGCTGGCAGGGCTCCAGCACGCGGCCGACTTGACAGGCGCCGGAGACAAGTTGTCAAAGGGCCTCGAGACGATGACAAAACGAATCGGGGAGGCCACACGCGGCAAGGGGGAGGCCGGTAGTGCTCTAGCGTCGCTTGGGCTCGACCCGAAGGCACTCGCGACCATGGGGACGTCACATGCGTTCACCGCAATTGCGCAGGCGATCTCCAAGGTAGAGAACCCGATGGTCCGCGCATCGCTGGCCGCGGATATATTTTCTAAGCAAAATATGAAGCTGGTCAACACGCTTTCTCTCGGGAAAGACGGTCTAGCAAAAGCGGCGGCTGAAGCGGGTGCATTCGGAACGGCGCTGTCACGCGAGCAGGCGGCCGGTGTCGAGCAGGCGAACGACGCGATGCATCGATTCCGCGAGTCTGTACGCGGAGTCTGGACCCAACTGGCGGCGGCAATCGGGCCGAGTGTTGCGGCCGTATATAAAATGATGGCGTCCGCATTCACCGGCATCGGACCGAAGGTTGCTAAGCTGAAGCCGACTATTGAAATGGTCGTCACCGGTGCCATCGCCGGTTTTCAGACGCTCACGCAGACAGTCGTAACGGCGACGAAATACATCCTGCAGGCTGTCCAGATGCTGGCCAATAACGGCACGTCGCAGATTGTGAAATTCGCGACGGGGATCGATATTTCCGCCGGGCTCGAGTCTGCGATCGGTGCGATTGAGAATTTTGAGACGGCGATCGGGAAATCGGATTGGTCGGTCACGTTTCAGAACAACCTATCCGCGGTGGAACAGGCGATGAAACGCGCCGGCGGCGCGACGGGCGGCATGGTCGACCAGATGCGCGCGATGCAGCAGGCCGGCCGGGAGGCGGCGAAGTCGTTAAGAGAGTCGCTGGAGACTCCGTTGCAAAAGGCGATGAAGAAGATCGCCGAAATCAACAAGTTATTTTCCGGCGGGTTCATTACGGGCGAGGAGCGGACGGCGGCGGTCAAGAAAGTGACCGACGAATACAACGCACCGATGCTTGCGAAACAGAAGGCGGCGCAAGAGAAGGCAGCGGCGGACGCGAAGCGGCAGGCAGAAAAACGTGCGGCCGATGCGAAACGCGCGGCGGACGCACGAAAAAGCGAGGCGGATCGGATCCGAGAATCGGTAAAGAGTCCGATGCAAAAAGCGGTGGATCAGATCGCAAAGATTCGAGGATTGTGGCAATCTGGAGACCTGTCATTTGGCACGGCTGATACAGCGGTGCAAAAAATAAAGGACGACCTCGCGAAGCAGATGACATCGAAGACTGGCGGTAATACTCCCGTAGCAGCCGTGACGGGTGGGTCCCAGGCGTTCACGTCGGCACTGGCGAATGCGTGGAACAAAAAACAAGACCCGCAAACGAAGCGTCTTGACGGCATCAAACGAGGTATCGACAGGATGGTTCGGATGATGGAGGCCGGTGATAACGCGCAAGCATTAAATCTGGCTGGCCCATAGGAGGCGAGAATGGCGTATCGAGAAATCATGGAGGGTCAACGCGGGTCATACTCCTACGATAAATGGACCGAGACCCGTGTGTTTTTTGTGTCTGATGTGGAATCGCAGATTGCGGCCGCGCAGGCCCCTGGTATCTTAATTGGTGACACGCACCCAGACTCTGATCGGATGTTCGCGGTCAACTGTGAGGTGGAACCGCTCGGTGATGAGAAATACCGCGTTACGTTTACCTATGAAACCTGGACGGCTGAGGACTGGGCTGGAGCGCCGTGGAATGAGGCTCCGGTGGGATCATCGTCCACTGAGTTGATGGAGATGTATCTACCGGTCGACCTGGCTGGAAAACCATTCGTCGCCAGTAATGGAAAACTGCTTGACCCACTCCCACCGGTGTACATGCCGATCCACGTGCGGAGCGTTACGAAGTCGTACCCGAAGTCGAATTCATCGCTCCTTTACTCTGGATTCGCCGGGTGCGTCAACGCGACGACCTGGAACGGTATCCCGGCTCGCCGGATTCTGTGTGACGGGGTAACGTCGTCACAAGAGACATGGCAGGATCAGAAATACGAAAGGATCACATTTTCGTTTCGGATTCGTCCAAACTGGGGAAGCATGATCACGGATTCATGGCAGCCATATATCCTCGATCAGGGCGATTGCGAGTGGGATGGCTCACAATGGAGTTATGCCGGAGCGAACGAAAGCGATGCAAACACGACGGTGCGATTGCTTAATGGGAGCGGAAAGTTCCTGACACAACAACAAATCAACGCCGGCACGGTGCATTGGACCCCAAATTCACGGCAATCAGGGCACAAAGTCTATAACGAGATTTCATTTAGCGGCCTTCCGTGGGCCTAGGAGAGCAATATGGCGGATAAATACTGGCAAGGCGGCGCGGCGGCGGTCGCGAATGAATGGCGAGCAACTCCGGCGAACGTGGAGGTCGGGGATGTTTTTACACTCACGTGTGCGGGCGTGAGCGTGTCTTTCACTGCGACGGCGGCAACGGTCGCGAACGTGACGGCCGGGCTGACAGCAGCCTGGAACGCCTCGACGCATCCAGCTCACGAGGAGGTCACGGCGGTCGATGATACAACATGGGTGACGTTGACCGCGGATGACGCTGGCAATCCAGTGGTGATAGCCGGATCGGCAACCAACGGCGGTGCGACGGACGATCAGACGTTGACGGTCGCTGAGCAGACAGCGGCGACGGGGCCGCACCATATCGACGAGCCGGAAAACTGGTCTGGCGGATCGCTGCCGGTGGATGACGACGTGATCTACATCCAGACTGGGACTCCGGAGATCTATTACGGGTCGCTGTCGACGGTTGACCCGTCCGCACTCTACATTGAGGAGGGCGTCACTATCGGTCTTCCCGATTGGCACGTAGACCCTGATGATGTGACATCAGGTTATGTCGAGTATCGCGACACGCATATTCCGATCGGCTCGGCGAGTCCGGGTGCGTACTACATCGACCAACCGGCAATGTGCTTCCTTGACGTAGGCACCACGCAACCAGTGGTGTACTGCAAATCCATCTCGTCTGAGGTCACGGACGGGGCTGCGGTGCAAATCACCGGGAGCGGGTCCGGGATTGAGATCCACCTGGAGAGCGGCCGATTCTGGACTGACAAGGCGACGACAGTCGCTAATATCGGACGCCAAAATAACACCGTCGGGACGACAACCGTCGCGGAACTGGAGGGCAGCAACGCGACGGTAACGTGTTACCAAGGTGATGCGTATACGGCATCACCGTCGACGAAATTGGTTGTTTCCGGAGAAGATGCGAGGGTCCACTTCACAGGCGGCGCAGCCTGTCCTCTCGGCGTGGCGGCAAACGGCGGCGAGATCGTAATGGAAAACGCGGCTCCAATCCATGTATTGGTGTCAGACTTTACGGCGCTGCACATTCTCCCTGGCTCCACGCTGACGTGCGCGGAGCCTAATTTGTCGTGTGCGGTCGACACCCTGCATCTGTATAAGACATGCGAGGTGTACGACCCTCATGGAGTGCTAGATTGCACGAATGACATCGAGCTGGAGCAATGCACACTTGCTGATATTACGTTCCGCTCGGCGGCCGATCAGAATTTCGATTACAACCAGTATGCGGGTGCGTGATGGCATACCAGATTACCGACTCTGACGCGAGGATACTCCGCAAGATGGCCGCACGGGAGCGGCGGCAAACGGGGAGTTCTCCGCGATCGCAGCGAGGGCAGGTGTTGTCCCCGGGCGGCGATCCGCCGGTGCCGGTTATAATCACTCCTAATCTAACTCTTTACAACACAGTCACTGGCTACCGAGTCTACCGTCGTGGAGATGGATTGTGGGATTCAGTGGGCTCCGCGAATGATGCCGTGCGAACGACTTTCGAAAATATCCATCCGCCTCCGTTTCTCGTCGGCGCCGGTGGCGTTGAAGACGTAACGTATCTAATTCCACAGAACACTATCTGCCTGATTCAAAAAATGCCAATCTATGCCGATAGTTTCGCAACAGAGTGGGTTGTGACGCAGGCACTTTATGCGATCCCGGATCTGGTGAGTTGACATGTCTATTCTCACTCCGATAAATTATCTGCGCTCGACTTGGCATGGCGCCCCTTGGTGGATCGCCCAGGAGCCGCACTGGTGGGATGGAGATGTGCCGACAAGCTGGGACGTGACGGTTACTCTGGAGTCGCCGGACGATGCGGTGTGGTGGGACCCCGACTGGTCTACGGTCACGTTTCACCTCCTCCATGAGCCGGTAAAACGCAACGACATTTATGGCGTTGCCTGGAAGCTCCCGTTAGGCCGTCAAAATCCATTGAATGGAGGCAACAGCCCTGCGTATGGGCGGTGGTCATTTAGCATTGCCTATGCGTACCTACACGTCTTTGAACACCAGGGCGTGGTGTATATACAGTTTTCTTGCGACACGATGAACGCAGTGGCCGGATGGCCGGAAGTGCCCCGCTTTCCGATATATATAGGTATTTTAATAGGCAAAAATAATCAGTATTTGATATGGAAACCGAGCATTAAG